GCCGTATTCGCGGGAGGTCTTGAGCTCCGCCCCTGGTTTCCAGCGACTCTCCTGCTCAATCTGCCCGGCCATGACCTCGCGCGTTGGAGCGGAGGGCCAGTGGAGGTCAGCAAGCTCGGAGAGCGTTGGGAGGTGTTTTGCAGCCCTGGCCATAATATTGATCGGAGCGGAAAAGCCGCTCACGGGCCAAGCCAGGAGGCTGAAAATCAGCAGGGCGGAGAGCAGGATTCTCACTGGAGCACCGCCACGCAGATGATGACCGAGAGCAGGCCGAAAAGGGCCAGTACAACGAGGCCGCTGCCGGCCGAATCCTCTCCCGCTTTCGAGGTGAACGCCGACAAATCCAGGTATGGAAACATGGCCTTGCGTATCAGGTGCGCCGCGATGAGGACCAGCGCCACCATGGAGAGCCGATAGAGCTGCACGGCGAGCTGGGCCGTGTCGCCCAGGATGAGGAGCGCCAGGCCGATGATGACCAGGAGCGGCCATATCCGGATGATTTCAGTTTTCAGAGTCGTCAGCAGGTTCATTCGTACCTCCGTCTTCTTTCCGATCCGCTTGCCGCTGTTCGCAGTAGGCGGATTTGTTTTCAGAACAGACCAGGGCGTCATCGGATGCCGGACACTCGCCTTCTATTTCGTTGCAGTAGCCCATTCAGCGGAGCACCTTCGATACCACGAAGCTGATAATGGCCGAGATGACCGCCATGACGGCGCCGATTTTGACTGTTGAGCCTTCTTGGCCTGGCGCTATTTCCAGATCCCGGACCCGACCGAACAGGGCGCCAATGTCGCGGCCATGCTTGCGCTCGTTTTCCTCCAGGGAATTGATACGCGCACCCTGGGCGGCTATCTGCTCCAGCACCTCGATGAACCGCTCCTGTCCGCGCCTGATTTCCCGGAGCGTGTCCTGAATGGATACGTCAGTCGCTTTCAGTGTGGCAATGTTGCCTTCCTGTCGGCAGGGTTCAGGCATTTGGGTCTCCAGGGGTTGGGGGTTGAAAATTATTACGAAAGATTCTGCTTCAGTGCCAGCATAGCCAGGCCGATGGTATAGGCAGGGCTTTCAGTGCCGCCGATATTGAGGGCGCCGCGCATATACCGCCCGAGACCGTCGGATTCAACCTTGAGCCGCTGGAATCCCGCTCCGGTAGTGACCTGGGTAAATGCAGCGTCAGTGATGTCGGTATACTCACGGGCCGACATGGGTACGGTGAAGGCGTCGCCGTTGACAAAGTCCGTAGAGCTGCCGGCAAAAACCAGGAACGATATCTGTTGGCTGGTGAACCGTGTGCCGACCGTTCCGTTGCCGATGGCGCCGGAGACCGAGCCTGCGACCGCAAAGGCAGTCGCGCTGGAGAAAGTGACGGTGATGTCTTCTTCTACGGTGTCCGGGCCGCCTTCGACTTCGGTCAGTTTGCCGTTGCCGGTACCGGCGTAGGTGACGGTCCCAACCAGGTTAGTGTCGTTTGCTGTCTGGAGTTTGACGTCCATGGTCGGGTCGGTGCCGGCAGTCTTTAGTGCGGAAAGCAGCACGCAAAGCGCGCCGTCATAGGGCCTGAGGTCAACTCCGGGTGTGTAGCCGTCGGCAGTGACTGAGGCCGGAGCCTTTATGGTGACGAGCGTTGCCGCGCCCGCGAATACATCCTGTTTCATGGTCATATCTCCTTGCGTGAGGCCGGAAAACTTGCGGCCGGTTAATTACCCTGCCCTTCCAATTCCAGTTCGCGGGCATCGTATGCGGCAAGAAGCTCCGCATCGTCTTCGGGGATCTCGGCTTCAATCGGAGCCAGCTCTTCCGTCGTGACGGCTGCTCGAATTTTCTCCAGCAGGGCTGCCCGGGGATTCGTCTCTTCCAGTTCGGACAGGCGTTTTTCGTAGGCTGCGACGATTTCCGGGTCTTCGGTGAGAAGTGCTTCCAGGGCGGGCATTGTCGGCGCCTGCGCTATTTTATCGAGCAGGTCCTGCCGGGCTTCCGCCAGGGCCTGGACCTTCAATTCGGATTCGCCGGGTGGAACCGGTTTGATCCTCCCGCGCTGCAGCTCGATGCGGTAGGTGAATGGATCAAGCTCTATTTTTTCCCCTTCGAATACGTCGCCGCGGCCGGGACCCAGGCAGAAGCCTGTTACGACGATTGCTTTTTTAGTTTCGGTTGACATGCCGGTTTTCCTCTCGGATGTTCAGCGGTTGTTCGGGGCGGGAGGACCCCGCCCCTACGTTTTCACATCGCCCCTATCAGGTCAGCTTGGCGCCGGTGGCCTTGCTGAAGGATTCGCCGCGGCGGGCCGCGATGTCAATCATCTGGAAGGAGGTAACCTTCAGCAGGCCCTGACCAGCCAGGGTGTACGGGTCGACCAGCAGTTCCAGTGCGCCCCACATGCCGATGAGCAGGTCGGCCCAATTGCCGAAGAGGATGCCGATTTCGTCCTGACCGGATCCGAGGTTGGCCTTGACCTGATTGGAGGCGATAGCATCGTAACCAGCGAGAACACCCTCGGTGTGCTTGCCGCTCCAGATGGGCCGGCCGGCGGCGGATGTGGGGAAATCGAGGGTCTGCATCAGCTTGCCGGCCATGGCGGGATTGGTGGCCCAGCCGGTGCTGCCGAGCAGGGCATTATAGAGGGCGGTGGCGGTGACCATGTCAACCAGCTTGCCGAAGGTAGGAACACCGCCCATAGCGACCGCATTGACACCGGACAAGGCATAAATGCCGGTAGGCTGGTTATTGCTGCCGGTGCCGTGAAGGGCGGACTGGTCCCAGCCGAGGGCGTGGATCTCGGCAAGGTCGTTCCGGACCATTGCTTCCACGTCGGGAGTGGATTCGAGGATAAGCTGCCGCGAGAGTGCGCCCTGCGCCTGGCAGGTCTTGGGGGTGATAGTGACGGTGCCGAAGGTGATGTTGCTCTGGGTCACGTCGGCGCCGGAATTTTCGCCGGTCCAGTAGAGCGTACCTGCGCCAGTCTGCTTGGGAAAGTTGACCGGACCTTTGAGACCGGTCAGAATACGAGCGCCGAGCCTGGTGGTGACCATCATGTTGCGCAGGATGTCGATAAATTCGCCGTACTCCTGAAACACGGTCTCTTTGCCGGTGTTGGTGCCGGTGGTGGTGAGGACCGTGTTCTGGACGCGCTGGGGAATGACGATGCCGCCTCGGGCCACATAGTTGACCGGCATCTTGCGGATGAGCTCCTGGTGGATGTCCACTTCGAAACCCTGCGGGTTGCGGCCCTCGCGCATCTCCACAGCGGCGGAGATGGCCTTGGCGTAGGAGTACTTCTTCGCGTCCTTGCCCATGTCCACGATGGGCGGGGCCTCGGCTGCCGGCACGAACGCCTTGATCTGTCCGCCGGAGATCATGTCGAGGATCTTCTTGCCGGCCTCGTCGGGGGTGAGTCCGGCGGCGATGAACTCGCCTGCCTTGTCCGGGCAGTGGTTCTGCCCGCACATGGTGATGATTTCCACGGCTTCCTTCTGGAAATTCCTTGCCCCGGCAGCCGGGGCAGCAGTACTGGACGGCATAACTGTTACCTCCTCATATTTTGCCCCTTGGGGCTGGATTTCCGCTTCTGCCTGGGCTGTGGGCTCGGCAAGTGATGCGGTTTCGTGTTCGTTCGTTACGGGCTCTGTTGGCTCATCTGCCGCCGGTACATCGGCAACGGACGCTGCTTCGGCCTGGACTGGCTTTGCAGCTACCGGAGTGATAATCGGTACAGGATACGGCGGCTTGTGATAACCGAGGGCTTTGTGGTTGAAGTGTTTGCCGCAGGCCGCCACCTGGATTTGCTCCCCGATCTCTGTGGCGAAACCCACAGCCAGGCTTTCTTCGGCGCCGTAGTAGGTTTCGGCTTCCATGGCCGCTACTATTTCTTCCTCAGTCATGGTGGTGACCGTGAGATATACGCTGACCAGGGAGTCGCGCACCATGTCGAGCAGGTCGGCGGTCTTCCGCATCTCCTCCGCGTCGCCCCCGATGCAGTCAGTGGTCGGGAGATGAATCATCAGGTTGGCGCTGGGGCTGGTCACGCGGCGATCTCCAGCACAGAAGATAACGCTGGCGATGGACCAGGCATAGCTGTCGTTGTAGGTGGTGACGGTCGCCGGGTGCCGCTTGAGGGCGTTATAGATGGCGATGCCGTCGAACACGCTGCCGCCCGGGCTCATGATGCGGACGTCGATATTCTGGACGTTAAGGGCGGCAATCTCCCTGCAGAGCTCTTTAGCCTCGATCCCCTCCCAGGTCCACCAGTCCCAGCCGATCTGCTCGTAAATCCAGATTTCGGCGGTACCTGCCCCCAGGTTGTTGACTTTCCAGAATCTCTTGCCCGCTACGGGCGTTTGTGTTTTTTCAGGCATTACGCGGCCTCCTTGTACGTGCGCAGCAGCGCACGGATCCGTTGTTCATCAATGTCCTCCTCGTCAAGGAGGGCGGTAAGCATGGCAAGCCGCAGGGCGGTAGGCTTACCTGCAGGCTTCTTCCCGGGCGCGCCTTCTTTTTCATCAGGGTCGGTTTCGAATGGCGAGGCACCGCCGACCTTTACGCCGCCCTGCTCCAGTTCGGCTGCCCGAACCAGCCGCAATTCATCCTTGAGCTGTTCAACGATCTCCTCGATGTCGTCGCCCTGCTCGGACAGGTAGTTAGTGCGCGAGCCGAGGAAGTTTTCGATGGCAAGGATTGCGGCGGTAACGTCCTTGAGCGGGTCCACCCACTGCCAGCCGCGCGGCACCCATTTGACCGCTTGGAATTTGCGCGGGTCGCGGGAATCGAGCGCCAGCCCGCCGGAGAGAAGCGCGTTGTTCAGCCAAGCCTCGAAGACCGGCTGCCGAAACATGAGGATCCACCACACCTGCAGCACTCGCCAGCGGTCGCGCTCGATAAGGAGCCCGGAGCGGATAGAGGAGTAATTTACCCCCTCCAGGTCGTTGGCCAAGGCGTTGTAGGAGACGGTGAGGCCGGAGGAAAAGAAACGCAGGCAGGCCTTGACAAAGTCGAGCACGCCGATGACCGGGTGTTTCGGGTCCCAGCTGGAGAGCTTGAACCCGCCAGGCAAGGCAACACCGTTGCCGGGGTTGAGCTCCAGTTGGTAGTTCTTGTCCTTTTCGTCAACCGGGGCCTCTTCGCTGTGCTCGAAGATCGGGAAGGCGCAGGCTGCGGTGCGGGCCGCGACCACCTCGGCCTCAACAAATCCATCCAGATGCTTCAGGGGGAGCATGACCGAGTTGAACCAGGTTATGCCCCGGGTCTGATTGGCCCGCTCCGGGTCGAAGACGTGGATGATCTGCTCGGCCGGGATGCGGAGTCGCTCGCGCGGCATACCGGAATTGACGTCCGATGGGAGCCCGGTCCAGA